TTCTGATGAACTGCTTGCTAACATGAAGTTGGATGCGTCTGACTTTAATGCTGGTACTGGTGGTAACTCTATCGTTGTCAAGCCTCGTACAGGTGCAGACACGTTGAACACCACTGCAGCTAATGCGACACCAATGCAAGTTATTGCACGTATGTCACGTAAGCTGGATCAGCAAAATGTTGACACGTCAGGTCGTTGGCTCGTAATTGACCCTGTGTTTGCTGAACTTCTGAAAGATGAAGACTCACGTCTTTTGAACTCAGACTTCGGTGGATCAGGACTTCAAAACGGCTTGATCATCAATAACATTCACGGCTTTAAAGTCTTTATGTCTAACAACCTTCCTGAAGTAGGTGACGGTCCAACCTCAACCACATCTTCAGGTTCAACGCACTACGGTGTATTGGTTGCTGGTCATTCATCTGCTGCTGCAACTGCAGAACAGATTAACAAGACTGAAACATACCGTGATCCAGATTCATTCGCTGACATTGTTCGGGGTATGCATCTATACGGTCGTAAGATCCTTCGTCCAGAAGCTCTGGTCAATGCGATCTATACGTCAGGTCTATAAGGGAGGAATGAGATATGGCACTTGGTGATAATACTCTAGCTTCCGCACGTGGTAATTCACAACGTGGACGCAACCCTTATATGGTTCAAACTACATTGAACTGGGCTACAGCTTTGTCAGACAAAGGTGGTGCTCTTGCAGCAGCCGATATTGTTCCTGTCATTGCTGTACCAAAAGGTACAATGATTTTGAATGCAGGTATTGAAGTAGTTACGGCTACTGATGGTTCAACTTTTACTGTTAATCTTGGCACAGGAGTTGACCCTGACGTATTTGCTGCTACTTTTAATGCAACATCTGCGGCTGGTGTTCTTTCACAGAACCCTGCAGCTTATCAGCCAGTAATGGCTGTAGCTGATGACAACATTGATGTTGTTATTGCTGCTCTTTCAGGTGGTGCAGTTACCTCTGGTGAGTTCCGTGTATGGGCAGTTCTTATGGATTGCACAGATGTAGGTGATCTGTCTGCTCAAGAAGTAGATCGTGATACGCTTGCATAACTAAATAATGTAGGGGCTGCTTTCGGGTGGCCCTTACACTTATCTAATAGAGATTCTTATGGCTACTTTCATCAACCTGACAAACGAACTGTTACGTAGACTTAATGAAGTTCAGATCACAGAGTCTGAGTTTACTTCAGTTAAGAACGTGCAAGCTCTTGCCAAAGATGCTATCAACTCATCTATAAGACAGATGCTTCAGGACGCACAAGAGTGGCCCTTTACGTTGACTACAACAACACAAACACTTACGGCAGGAACAGGAACGTATGACTTTCCTGTAGATTATTCCAAAGCAGATTGGGATACATTTTACATTAGGCAGCTATCCTCTGAGAATAACACACCTAAGAAGCTTTCTCTTATTACATTTGATCAATACATATCTACATTTAAATCTTTAGAAGACTTGGGTGGCGAGGGTGCAAGAAGTGACCCTGACTATGTGTACATGACACAAGAAGAGAAGTTTGGCGTAACTCCTATCCCAAATGCAGAATACGTTATTGAGTATAGATATTGGAAGTACCCTGCTGACTTAACTGCTAGTAGTGATACTGCATTAGTACCAGATCGTTTTAAACATGTTATTATAGATGGCGCTATGATGTACATGATGATGTTTAGATCTAACGAACAGAGTGCAGCTATGCACGAGAAAAAGTTTACGGATGGTATTGCTATGATGCGTAGACTTATAATAGATCACCCTGTAAACGTAAGGTCTACTGTAATCCAACGCCCTGTGAGTAACATGCAACTTAACACCGCTACGGTTGGACCAGGTGCAGTATCTGATGGATTCTAACAATGTCTGACGCATTACAAACATATGTGTCTGTTATGGCTGGTGGACTTGTAACTAACGTTGATCCACTTACACAGTCAAACAACTTCTCAGGTAGTGCGGTACGTCTTGTAAACATGGAGCCTTCACTTGAGGGTGGGTATAGACGCATAAGTGGGTTTGAAAACTCTTATGGTACACTTCCCGGTACAGGTAAAGTATTAGGACTTTCTGTCAACGGTGATATTAATCAGGGTGTACTTGGATGTAGAGCACCTTCCTCTGGTAGTAATTATCTACATTGGTATAATCACTACTATGATGTACCATTAGGTACAGGAGAGGGTTCAGGTTTTACTGTTGGTGAAACTGTTACGGGTGTAGTTAGCTCTGGTGACAGTACTGCAGTTGCAGCATCAGGTACAGTAATATCCAAAACTGCAGATGCTATTGTAGTAAACTTTGGTAAAATACCAGATAATATATTTGCTACAGGTAACGTACTTACAGGTGGTACTTCTAGTGCAACAGGTACAGTATCAAGTACTCCTACTGTAATAGGTTGGACTGCAGTTACTACAGCAGGTAGCCCTACAATGACAGGGGTTGACGTAGTAAGGTTTGAACGTTATAATTGGACAGAAGAAATCTTATTGCTGACTGATGGTGTTAATCCTGCAGCTAAGTATAACGGTACAACGTATACGCAGATTACACACGTAAATGCACCAACAGATCCTAAGTTTGCTAGTGCCTTTGCAAATCACCTTTGGTTAGCTGGTGATCCTGCAGAACCTTTTAACATATATTTTTCTGCCCCTAATGCAGATACGGACTTTGATCCAGCAAACGGTGCAGGTGTAATTAATATAGGTTTTACTGTAACTCAGTTAAAATCTTTTCGTAACCAACTTTATGTATTTGGCCAGAACCAAATCAAACGTATTATAGGTGATAACTATTCTAACTTTACAGTAGAAAACGTAACGAATGACTTGGGTTGTGTTGCACCTGATACTGTGGTAGAGTTTGGTGGTGACATTATCTTCTTAGGGCCAGACGGTATTCGTCCTATCTCAGGTACATCACGTATTGGTGACGTTGAGCTTGAAACTGTTTCTCGTGAAATACAAAAGACATTTGAAAACTACACTGCTAACGAGGACGTAACTAAACTTAAAGCTCTTGTAATACGAAGAAAGTCACAGTTTAGATTATTTTTTGAAGCCAACACTTCTTTGTCACTACTGGCAGCTATACGTAAAGGCCCAACTGCACAGTCTACATTTGAGTATAGTCAGCTTGTAGGTGTTGAAGCAACAGCCGTAGCTAGTGGTTACATAGGTCAGTTTGAGTTTGTGTTACACGGAGACAGTACGGGTAAGGTACATAAGCAAGAAGAAGGTGACTCATTTGCTGGCTCTGAAATATTTAGTGTGTATCAAACTCCGTATTACTTTATGGGTGATCCAGAAGTTCGTAAAGTATTTTATAAAGTTAAGACCTTTCTTAAAACTGAAGGTGAGGCTTTAATTAACGTAGGTATAGACTTTAACTTTGGTGACTCTGAAATAAACACACCAGAAAACTTTTCATTGACAACTGCAGGTGCAGCTTCTTTGTTTGATAACGCATCTACAATCTATGATACAACAGACATATACGATGGTAACCCATCACCAACAAGATCAACAAATATAAGTGGATCAGGGGATTCTATTTCGGTATCTTACGTTACCAATAGTACAAGCCCAAGTCATACAATACAGGCCGTATCCATACTGTATGGCACAGGCGACAGGAGATAAAAATTTTTGGTGGTATTAAGAAAAGAAGCAAAAGAAAAAGGTTTTTTAAAATATTATACTGGTAAACCTTGTATACATGGTCATGTTTCTTATAGGCTTACATCTACAGGGTGTTGTTTAGAATGTGCAAAATTAAGAAAACCAGATGGACTACACAAAGAACGTGTAAAAAAATATAAACAAAAAAACAAACAGAAAATAAAAGAATACCAAAGAGCTTATCAAAAAAGACCAGAAGTAAAAGCTAGAAGAGCAGCAACTCAAAAAAATAGAGAGTACTTAAAATATAGTTCTTGTAATATAGTAAAAGAACTTAATCTAAAAAATGCCATGGATGATATTTATTTAGAGTGCAGAAAAATAACAGAGGATACAGGTGTGATACATCACGTAGATCATATAATACCTTTAAAAGGTGTAAATGTGTGCGGTTTGCATGTTCCGTGGAATCTTCAGATAATTACAAGGAAAGAAAATCTTTGTAAATCAAATAGGTATGAGGAAATGTAATTATGGCAGGGTATACCCGACAATCTTCAGCAGACATTGTGGCAACAGCCGTTGTACGAGCTAACCCGTTAAACCTAGAGTTTGACCAAGTACTTGCTGCGTTTAATGCTTCAACTGGACACAAGCACGATGGTACTGCAGCAGAGGGCGCATACGTACCACTTATTGCTGATTCAGATGCACTTAATAAAGTAGTTATAGATACATCAAATAATCGTGTTGGTGTATTTGTAGAGGTATCTGCTGCAGCCGTAGAGCAAGTTAGATTCCAAGATGGTCTTATCACTCCTGTCACAGATAACGATATTGACCTTGGTACATCTAGCGTAGAGTTTAAAGACTTGTACCTAGATGGTACTGCTACTATTGATACTCTGCAGGTTGACGAAAATGCTACTATTACAGGCAACCTTACAGTAAATGGTAATGCTACTCTTGGTAATGCTGCTACTGATACTGTAACTTTTACTGCTGATATTGCTTCTGCACTTCTTCCTTCTGCTGATGATACGTATGACTTAGGTGCTACAGGCTCTGAGTGGCGTAACCTATACATTGATGGTATTGCTAACATTGATAGCCTTGTAGCTGACACTGCAGACATTAACGGTGGTAC